CCTAACGCCCGTATTGCGGACTATAGCCCGAAAGTAGCCGACCTGGTGGGTGAAGCCGGCAGTTCGTCGCAAGGCGGCGCGCGGGCACTGGGGACGGCGATCCGACAGGATGTCGCCGGCCAGCAGGGGCGTTTGCAAAATCCCTCATCGCCCTTGCAGCACGTGAAAGACCAGTTCGCGGCTAATCTGGGACAACTGGAGAAAGACCGGAAGGCGGCATACGACGCTGCTTATTCGGAAGTCACGAAGTTGACGCCTGAACTCAAAGACGCGCTTGCGCATCGCGATGTAGCACCACTGGTCGATGATGTTCTTTCCGATTACGCCCAACTCCGTAAGCGCGCGGGCTCTGCTCCTTCGCAGGCGCCGAAGTACAAGGTAGGCGAAGAAATTCCGACTGCTGTCGTTGATGACCTTCAGAAACGTCTCGGCGACATGGCGCGCGATCCGGCAGCCGTCGGCAAGATGAAGGCCGGTGCGCTTCAAGCCGCGCAATCGGCGCTGAAAGACGCGCAGCCCGCCTCGCTTGACCGCGCGCAGCGATTGGCCGCCAAGGTAGGCAGCGAAAGCCAGGAATCCGGGATAATCGGCGCCCAGGTGTGGGGCGGTCAGTTTGCCTATGGTCTGAAGTCCGCCGACATTACTCACTGGCGCAACATGAACCCGCTAGAGAAACAGTATGCGCGGATCGGCATGACGGACGGCATGGAGCGTTATCTACTGGACGCGGGCACAATGGGCGAAACGAAGTTGCGCAACATCGGTGAGAAGATGGGTAAAGATCCCGTTATCCGCGAAGTGCTAGGTGACAAGGAAGCGAACCAGATCAAGAAAGTCTTCATCAAGGAAGCAGACCGCATGCGCACGTCTACTACGATGGCGAGCGGCGGTTCGCGCCGCGCGCAGTGGAAGGAAGAAGACATGGGCCGGATGCTCGCGCATGGGGCGAACGTGGCCGCCGGCCTCGGCCACATCTCCGGTACCGCAGTTCGCGTTCTCAAGCAGCTGGGCATGTCAGAAGACGTGGCAAAGCGCGTTATCGATACGGCCACCAAACCGGGCGGTCTTGCTCAACTCCAGAAAGACGGGATGAGCAAAAATATGCTCGACAAGGTGGCCGCAGTAGTAAGTCAGAATCGCGTCGGCGGCGCGGCAACAGGCGGGAGGTTCGTTGCTGGTGAGAACGCGAAGTCTGAACGCTAGATGCCCAGCAACTCGCCGATAACGCCGACCAGAAGGAACAGGCAGTAAAGCGCGATTGGCGCGAGGAGGACGTAGATCACAATGCACCTTTGGCGGTTTTCCTGGAAGGAACGACGGTGAAAGCAGACGTAGTGTAGTCGTTTTCCAGGCCGTTTTCGAAGTAGACGTGAAACGACGAACTGTCGGGTGCCATCTGCGTAACGCAACCCCGGATCGGGTCTTTCTGGAAAGGAAGTACAGCCATGAAGCCAAAGCCCGTAGCGCATCGATCCGGGTCGTGGACAAGGTAGTTATGGCCGCCGGCATTGTTTACCTGCACGCCGATGATAGACGACTCGGCGAAGGCGAAGGCGGGAAGGAAAGCGGCGAGTAGCAGAAAGTGCTTCATGGTTTGCTCCGTGCGTTAAGGTGACTTCACTATAGCAATTGCAAAACGGAATATCAAGTGAAAATTTTGCTCATCGACTGTGTAGGCGGCATGCTTGACTTTGCGATGCGATGCGTCGAGTTCGGCCATGATACGCGCCTGTGGGTGAAACCGCGCGAAGGCGAAAAGCGTAACCCCATCGGTGACGGGTACGTGGATAAAGTCGCTGAATGGAAAGGCTCGATGCAATGGGCGGATCTGATCGTCCTTAGTGACAACGCTAATCTCATGGATGAGTTAGAGCCTTATCACAAGAAGGGTTACCCGATCTTCGGGCCGAACAAGGCCGGCGCCGAACTGGAGCTTAACCGCCAGTTGGGGCAGGACGTGTTCAAGAAAGTCGGTATCAAGGTGATGCCGTCGCAGGAATTCAAAGACTACGATCAGGCGAAAGCGTACGTTGAAAAGCGTATGGAGCGCTTCGTGTCCAAACCTAACGGTGACGTGGACAAGGCATTGTCGTACGTGTCGAAGTCTGCACGCGACATGGTAGGCATGATCGACCGGTGGAAAGTCGAGAATCCGCAAAGCCAGGGTTTCATCCTTCAGCCGTTTGTTCGCGGTATCGAGATGGCGATTGGCGGATGGTTCGGCAAGAATGGCTGGTCGAAGTGGTACCTGGAGAACATTGAGCACAAGAAGCATCTGCCCGGCGATACCGGGGTGAACACCGGCGAGCAAGGCACGGTGATGCGGTACGTCAAGGAGTCGAAGCTGGTTGACAAACTGCTGACGCCTTTGACCAGTTACCTGCACTCGATCAACTACCGCGGCTATTTCGACATGGCAGCGATCATCGACGAAGATGGTACGCCGTGGCCTCTCGAAGCCACCAGCCGCCCCGGCTGGCCGTGCTTTACCATCCAGAACAGTTTGCACGTTGGTGATCCTGCGCAATGGATGCTCGATCTGCTTCACGGCGAAGATACGCTGGAAGTGCTCGATGAAACCGCTGTTGGCGTAGTCGTATCCATCCCGGACTACCCCTTCACGCAGTACACCAAACGTAACTGCATGGGTTATCCGATCTACAACACGGAACGCGTGGTGCTGGAAGACATTCACTTCTGCGAAGTGATGCTAGGCGAAATGCCTGACGAAGAAGACGGGAAAATCGTCTACAAGAAAGGCCCGGTCACGTGCGGCGATTACGTGCTGGTGGCTACCGGCACGGATTTCGACATCCACGGGGCGCAGAAGCGCGCGAAGCGCGCCCTGAAGACAATCGAAATCCCGAACTCCCCTGGTTGGCGGGATGACATCGGCGAGAAACTGGAACGCGATCTTCCCGTTCTTCAGGATCTGGGATACGCGCTGGAGTGGCATTACTGATGCGAACCAAACTCGGAAATCCACCTGATCCGAAATCCGGATTCGATTCGCAGAACTGGCAGACGTGGTTCTATACAATATTCGCCCTGTTCGGAAATGGCAATCTCGGCAACTTTACCGTTGCGAATCTGCCCACAACACCGTTCAACGGGCAGCAGGCCTACGCCACAAACGGTAGAAAGGTAGGAGAAGGCGGAGGCGGCGGTACGGGGGTGCCGGTTTACTACTCAAACGGCGCGTGGAGAGTCTTTTCTACTGACGCCGTGGTAACGGCATAGATCTGGGAGAGCAGATATGCAAGGGGTATTATATTTTATGGGCCAATTGACCAAGGAAGAAGCGAAGCAGGCCATGAAAGAAGCGTTAAACGAATGGCTTGACAAGCAATGGGCGCAGTTCGGCAAGTGGACAGCGGGAGGCCTTGTGTCGCTTGCTATCGCCGGTCTTGCGTATGCCTACCAGAAAACACACGGGTTTGGGATCAAATGACACCTGAAGAGTTAGCCGCCTGCCTTGGGATTCCGCTCTCACGTGCGCAAACATGGGCTGATCCACTGTCTGCGGCAATGGCGCTATATGCGATTGATTCGCCGAAGAGGCAGGCGGCGTTCCTCGCCCAGGTAGGGCACGAATCCGGGCGCCTGATTTACGTACGAGAACTCTGGGGACCGACACCCGCGCAGCAGGCTTACGAAGGGCGAAAGGATCTCGGCAACACCGAACCCGGAGACGGGTTCAAGTTCCGGGGGCGCGGCCTGATTCAGGTGACGGGCCGCGCGAATTACGCGAAGTGTGGCGCAGCCCTCGTACTGCCCTTGACGGACCATCCGGAGTTGCTTGAACAACCGGGCAACGCTGCGCAGTCTGCGGCCTGGTTCTGGAACTCGCATGGTCTGAACGTTTGCGCCGAACTGATGGACTTTGAAGGCATCACGAAGGTCATTAACGGCGGGTTGAACGGGTACGACGACCGCGTGAACCTGTGGAAGATGTGTTGCACGACGCTAGGCGTCGGTGACGGCTACTGGAGCGAATCATGGCGTTAGATCCCATCACGGCGGGGCTTGACCTCGCCAGTACGATTGTCAGCAAGATCTGGCCGGACAAGAGCGCGCAGGAACAGCAGCAACTGGCCGGCGCGCTGGCGATGATATCTGCGCAAACGGACATCAACAAAGTGGAAGCCGCCAACGAGAGTACGTTCGTCTCAGGCTGGCGGCCTGCGATTGGCTGGATTTGCGGCGCGGCTTGCGGATGGAACTGGATCGGCCTGCCCACTGCCAAGCTCGTTCTGGCGCTGACTGGCCACCCCGTTGCCTTGAGCGCCGCTGACCTGTCGGAGATGATGCCCGTCCTGATGGGTATGCTGGGCCTAGGCGGCCTGCACACTTTCGAACGGGTTAAGGGCGTGTCGAAATAAGTGCTTCACCTTTCTCTGTAAGCCACCCCGTGCGGAGAGACACGCCATACTCAATCAAGTCTCTCCGCGCTGCGCGTTCCATCGCGCGGTAACACTCTTTGAACGACAAACCAGTTCGCTCCATCAGGATATCGTACGGAAAGTCAGATGTTCCGCATAAAGCACCCCGCCTCGCGTGGTATTCGCGATACGCTTCGCATACCATCTCGTCGGTAACGTCACGGGTGCTCATTTCAACCCCAAAGCCCGTTTTGCGAGTTCCCGTACCTCATCCGTCACCGCGTGGCCGAGGTCCTGCATGTCGATCAGGCGGCGCGCGAATGCTGCCAGATCGACCACGGCTCGCGTGTCGCTGCGCAAGGGCGCGTAGAGGTGTTCTGTGGCTTGCTGTTGCGCCGCTTCCGACCGGAGATTCGCACTGGTAGTCAGCATGCTGTTCGGATACTGGACCAGCTTTTCCAGTTGCGCAACTCGCGCTACCAGGTCGGCAATGCGAGACTCGTCTTGCCGTACAGTGCGCTCGATTTCGCGTTGCCAATGGGTCTGCGCCTTCTCCAACGCGGCCAGTTGCTCTTTCATCTTGTGCTCTGCGTGGCTGTACCCTAGACGGTACGGGTCCGCGATATATTCGTTTGCCATGTTCATCTCCTTTGTCTTAGACGTTGCGGCAGCCGCTTGCACCATTGTGGCTATGTCTTGCATTACTTTCTCCTCTTCATAGCCTGCATCAGAATTTCCTGAACCGTCTTCTTGCTCTCAAGACGCTCAAGTACGTCAAAGTCCACTGTATCGTTTGCCAGAATGTAATGAATAAATACCGGTCTATCATGTCCTGCCTGCATCTGGCGGGTCGGGCCGATGCGTTCGATAATCTGTTGATGCTCTTCTAACGACCAGTTGACAGAGAAGAAAACGAGAATATTTCCGCCATCCTGAAGATTAAGACCGTGACCGGCACTAGCAGGATGAGCGAATAGAACAGGTATCTTTCCAGCATTCCACGCGCGTATGGTTTCGGGATCAGAGTCCAGCACCCTAGCACGAGGAAAAGCAGCAAGGAGACGAGCAAGATCGTGGCGGAAGTGATAAGCCACAAGAACGGGTGCGCCATTCGCCTCTTCAATGATGTCGTCGAGAGCCTGGATCTTTGCATCATGCACCTCCTGCCAGTTGCGTTGGTCATCGGTATAGATCGCGCCCGCTGCCAGCTGGAGACACTTCTGCGTCTTGCTGGCCGCGTTCAGCGCTTCGATTTCCGTGGGCCCGAGATGCCCCTCCAGTTCCAGGAACATCTTCTTTTCCATATCCCTGTACATCTGCCGCGCCTTGTAAGGCAGATCCACGACTATCCGGTTGCGGATCGGTTCTGAGAGATTGAAGTAGTCCTTCGCATCCAAGGATAAGCACACATCGGAAATACTCGTCTGGATCTCCGCTTGGGAATGCTCCAGTGGTTCCAGACCGTACCCGTCGTAACCGCTCCTGAACCATCGTTGAGAAAAAGCTGAAAACGACTTGCCAAGTCTCTGTCCCCCATCCACGAACCACATCGGGCCCCATAAGTCCTTTAGCCCATTGGGCGCAGGCGTCCCAGTCAGACCTACCCATCGTTCCACCTTTTTGTGTGCGACTTCCGCAAGCGCCTTGGCGCGCTTCGTGCCCTGACGCGTGCGGAAGCCTTTGAGTTTCGTTACCTCATCCGCCACGATCGTTTTGAACGGCCAGGGGCGAGGGTTGTACTTGAACCAGTCTACAAGCCAAGGAACGTTCTCGTAGTTGATCGTAAATATGGCCGAATCTTCCCGGAGCGCTTGCGCGCGCTGTTCCGCCGTGCCGATGACAGGCGTGACAGGTAGATCAAGTTCCCACTTTTTGACCTCATCAGGCCACGTGCTTTGCGCAACCCGGAGCGGCGCGAGGACGAGCGTCGGACCGTCATCGACCAGCGCATTCGCTTCAATCGCCTTGAGCGTTGAAACAGTTTTACCCAGGCCCATAGGGACAAACGCATTGCATCGCTCCTTTTCAAGGATGAAATCGCGAATGATTTCCTGATACGGTCTGAGTTTCATCGCGGACGCAGGCCCCATCCGCAAGCGAAAGACAGAATCGCAATACCCCAACACAGAATAACAATTGACAGTCCGCTCATTCCGCCCACCTCTTTAAATAGTCGATATACATGTCAACCGCCTCCTTGGTGCGAAGCGTATGCGTATCCGCACCGGCGGCATCCAGTTTGTCGTGCATGCGCTGTTGATCGGCGCGCAGATTCTGGAAAGGGGCTTTAAGTTCTACGAAGCTAACGCACCCTTTCAGGATCACAATACGGTCAGGCACGCCGCGCACGCCGGGGCTGACGAACTTGAACGACAGTCCGCCGGCTTCCTTGACGCGCTTCACGAAGTACGCTTCTATGTCGCGTTCACGGGTCAATTTCTTCATCCTCGGGGCCATCCGCCCAATCTTCTTCACGGACGAAGCGCATGTCTGGCTCTTTACTGACAGGCGGTTCTTCACCCCAGTCATCCCGGTTGTTTTGAAGATTCTTTACCGCCAACTCTTCAGGAAAAAGGTGCATTATCCCCTCCACCCAAACAGCAAACCGAGAACCACGCCAACAAACAGCACGCCGACAATCGCGACCAGCCGTTCGTGCTTCTTCGGCGTGTTGGTCGTGTAGAAGTTGTGGTAAGCGCCGAACGCCTGCTGAGTCGTGCGAGGCGTTGGCCTGTAATGACGGTTGTCTCTGCTGAACATGGATTACTCCTTACCGTTGAAATCAACCAGATACGCTAATTGAGGTTCGTCTCCGCCGAACGAGACGTGCGCAAAATGCAGCCACGGTGCTTGAGAATCAATAAGCCATTTTTTAAACTCATTTCGCGCTTCGTCGGCTTTCTCACTGGTATCCCATCCCTCTTTACTGCCGTCTGGAGCAATCAGGAAGGACCACTCTTCGTTTATAAGTCCTTCTACGGGATTTGAAACTGGAAGCCCTAGCGCTTTGGCGTTAGAAATAGCCGCTTCTACGCGCAAAAGATTCCAGCCTGTAACAACGATTGCGTCATGTCTGATGTAACCCATGTCTTTCTCCTTAGTTGTTGAACAGACTATAGCAATTGCAAAACGAAAATGCAACTAGTCTTTTCTGTATCGATACGCTTCGAAACCGGCGGCAGCGAGCGGCAATCCGGGCGCCCATGAAGGCGTCTGCGCCATGAGTCCCGCCAGGTGGTTGGGACCGTACAGCAAGCCGGCTGGCGCGTACGTAATCAGTTCATCGTGAATCGGAAGACGTATGCTGTAGCCTGCCTCTAGAACGCGCGGATAGCAGGACTTGAACACGTCACGTGCGACGGCCTGTGTCATGTTCTCGACCAGTTTGCCGCCGTACGTGCTGATGCGGGACCATTTGCGCGAGTACTGGTTGACGCCCATGAAACTGATCTTGCCGTCTTCAACACGTGGCGCGGGGTACGACAGCGCGCGACCCGATGGCAGGATGATACGAAGCCAGTTTCCTTTGCGAACCATCGTTACTCGCCGGCAGCGGATCTCTTCACCTTCATTTTCGATGGCAGTAATAGCCGCGTCTTTTACTTCCGGCCATAGGCTGACTACCTTGCTGTTTGCTCGACGCCACATGCGTTTTATCGCATCGCACATCATGAACGTTTCAGGCTTCAGGCCGAACGTCGGGCGCTTTTGTTCAAGTGCCCATTCGTAAAACCTTTCCGCGTCAAACCATACGTCGCCGGGAATGTCCGCCTTCACCGAGTCAAGATCGATCCGGTAAGTAGCAGCTCCTGTAGCAAACGCCCCTACCCCGCCTTCGAAGCCTAGGAACAGTTCGATCACCTTTCCGATCTGGCGCATTAGCTTGGTTACTTCAGCCGGGCTGATGCCAAATGTACTGCTGTAGCCGATCTTGTAGAGGTCTTCGCCCTTACCCGCGTCGAAATCCCGGAACGCCTGTAGCTTCCACTCTTCGCCAGCCAGCCATGCCAGAACTCGGCCTTCAATATTCGACAGGTCGGCAACCACGAGCTTATGTTTCGGCGGCGCGATGATGACGCCGCGCATTGCGTTAGCGCACAACTCCATCACGTTATCCGTGACCAGGTCCGCGCAACCCGCCTTGATAGCCTCGATACCCGTCTCGATCTCGTCGGCTTCCAGCGTAGGTCTTAATAAATTCTGGGGTTGAAACAGTCGCCCAGCGTCCCGCCCAGTGCGTCCAGCCCCTGAAAACTGGATAACCCCCCGGAGATACCCATCGGAAGAAGTGCACCGGAGTACGCGTTTGAATTTTGAAACGCTGCTTGTGCTGGCCATGAGCCGCAGGCCGATAAGTTCACGAACGCCATCTGGCAGGCTCGTGTCTGTAAGTCTGCGTTCCAGGGTGTCAGCCCGCATGTCTGGTAAAGAGACGCCATGTTCTGCAAGGAGGAAAGCGAGGAGCTTGTCTCTTTGAGTGGCTGAAGATACCACGCCGTCTGTGGCGTCGTGAGTTCGTCCAGCGAGCGAAGCTTGCTCTGTGTCCACTGCTTCAATCGCCGTCTTTGCAAGATTGATATCGACATAAATTCCCTCACTGTTGATTCGCTGATCGAGCATCCAGAGTTTGAGTTCGAATTCGTGATTTGGAAAATTCCAGGCAGGAAGTTTCTTTATCAACGCTCGCATGGAAGCAATATCGAACGACGCATACTCAATGAACTCGTTCCATTCGGCAGGATGCGTTTCGCGAGTCTTGCGGCGTAACTTCTGATTCGCGGGTTGCTCCATGCAAAACATACGAATAAGCTGCTTGCCGCGCTTGTCCTTCGCTACGTCGGCGCCCAGGCGGAATATGTCGCACAAGGCTCCGAGTGAACCGGGTAAGCCGTGGCAGAGAGCCTGGACCATTGTGCAACGCCAGCGGTCTTCGTTAATCAGCTTGTACACAAGCGGCATCGCGTGCCGGATGATCGTGCGGTCGAACGCCACGTTATGGAACCACAATTCGATGTTCTGATCGCGCAGGATCGACACCAGATCGTCAGGCATCAACGCGTTTTGCGTTACGTCCCATACGTGGATAGGACCGTCTTCCAGTGCATACGCGAACAGCAGGATTTCCGCTTGCTCCGCGTAGCGCCATGTGCCGTCATTGATCGGGACCGTGCTGAACGTTTCTAAATCAAGAAAAGCCTTCTTGCGGGCCATTGCATCTCCTTCGTTATTGCCGGCTTTCTGGTTCCCGTAGCCGGCGACGGGTAATGCTTACGCCAACTCATCCTCTGCATCGACAGCATCGAAGCCGTCATCCGTCGCGCGGCTCGCGCCGCCGAAGCTGTCGCCCGGGCCGTCGAACTGCACGCCCAGGAGGCCGCAGCGCATGCCGCTGTAGGTGCCCCCCTGCGCCCACATCTCCACCTTGGCGTTGACGTAGCAGCCTGCGTAGATCACGCCTTCGAAGCCGTTGACCCACTCAATTTTGCCGGTTTCCTTGTTCAGGGCGCGCAGCCGTTTTGCACGTGTCTTGCCGGGCTTTTCCGGATCGGGTTCCGAGATGTTATGCAGAAAGAGCGGCGCACCGTCCTTCGCTTTACGCACGCCCGACAGTGCGAACATGTTTTCGAAGCCGTCGTACACTTCGCCCGTCTTGTCTTTCTTGTTCTTCATGTACGAGAACTTGTTCTTGTTCCCGCGCATGTCTTCGAGCATGCTGTCCGCCTTCTTGCCCCACATGGCAGCAGCTTCCTTCGCGATGGCTTCCTGAATCGCCTTGTCGTTTGCCGAACCGGGTTCCACGATGAACGTGGCGGTATGGCGGAAATCGCCCTTGCCTTCGTACTGGCCCGGTTCAAACAGTTCATCGATGAACGCAATGCGAACATGCTTCAGTTGAACGATAGTACCCATTTTCAAATCTCCTTAACAAAGTTCATCAACAGTGTCGAAGCCATCTTCGACAGGTTTAATCTCAATCGCCGGACGCTTGTCCGACTCCAGAACCACATGCGGCTTACCGGGCGGCTGCACAACCAGCGCTTCGATCTGCTTCAGGCGTCGCGGCTGGTCCTTCAGCGCATCAAGAATCGACTTTGGACCCAGCAGCTTGAAGCTATACATCTGATCCTGCTTCATCTTGAACTTCTTCATCATCGCTTCCGCTTCTTCCTCAGAAGCCCAGGCGCGATTACCCTTCTTGCCCGCAACTACCTTCACGCCGGGCACCGGGCGCCCGTTCAGGACTTCCGCTTCGATGCGTGCGCGTACCGCTTTGATCCAGTCTTCGATGAGTTCAAGTTGAGCGAACTTCGAACCGAGGAGGTCAATCGCTATCGAATTGACTTCGCGTTGGGGTTCAATCAGATTCTCATCGAAATCCATACCGATCGTCCCTTCCACCTTCTTCAAGAGCGCAGGACAAACCGCTTTCGCCTTGCACCATTGACAGGTCTTCTCGGCTGGCGCGAAGTCCTCTTCCTTCAGCGCGCGTTCACCCGGCATCTTGTGAATAAGAATCGCCTTGGCGGCGTGCGGTGAGGCCCACTCTACCCATTCGTTGACGATGGCAGGCGTTACCGTCCACTCGCTGTTCGTGCGCAGCGGCTGTTCAATCACGAAAGAGACGTTCCGGAACTCATCGACCAGTGAGAACTTCTCGACCACGCCAGACATGTACATCAGGCCCTGCGTGTTGTTCTCCGCAAGCACTTCCTGGTATCCAAACTTCGCGTCGATCACATCAACATCAGTGCCATCAGGAAAGACAACAAACAGCACAACGTCAACACGACCAGTTGCACCCGCTTCGCCCGTGATGTGTTCGATAGGAACGTCTTGCTCAATCTCGACGGTAACCACTCCAGAACGAAGCTCGTAACCGTGTATGCGGTCGCGAATGCTATCCAGCACAGTTTGAACATCGGCGGCAAGCTCCTTATTGACCGTGTGCCCCTTCTTGAGAATGTGGCCCTCGTACTCCATCGCGTTTTTGCCGAACTCCAGACACAGGGCCAGCAATTCGTGCTTGTCCGTGCCGAGGTCTGCGGCGCCCTTGTCGCCTTCCGGCTGGCCGATCTCCATAGCCAGCGAGTTCGCGCAGTTCAGCCACTTCGAGGACGAGGACGGGCTCGCGAGTGCGTGGTATTCGTCACTCATGCGACGACTCCGGATCGATCTCGCCAGCCGCGACACGCTTCATGTAGACCACGTAGTCCGCCCACTGCACTTCTTGCAGTTCCTTGGCGTTCTTCGCACCGAAACGTGCGAGGCCGGCCACTGCCTTCGCCTTGTCGATCTTGCTCACCGCGATGGTGACGGCCTTCACGTCATCGTAAGTCACCGATGCTTGCGAGGAAGGCAGCGAAGTGCCGGTAGTGGGCGAGGACTTCGGCTGCGGTTCGTTTCCCCCCGCGCCGCCTTCAGCCGAGATCTTGATGCCGATAGTTGTGACGCCTTGTGTTTCGAACTTCGCCACGTCTGCTTGCTGTTCAGGTGTCAAGCGGAGCGCTGCTTCGTGTTCGCGCTTCACTGCATCGTATGCGGCTTTCGGATCGACAGGCGCACTGACGGTAAGCGGCTGTCGGTTTTGCAACGCGTTAGTCAGTTGCTCGATAGCGTGTGTAAGCAGTTCGATCTTTGCTTCCAATGACATTTGTATCTCCTTTGGTGGGTGACTGCGGTTCGTAATTTAGTCGCGGAAAATTTCGCTGTCAAGGTCTTTTTGCACTTGCATTGCTGTTTCGCATTTGCTATAGTGAAGTCACTAACAACGGAGAACAGATATGAAAGACCTTCAAGTCAAAGCAGAAAAGATTCTGGCTCAACTGAAGCGCGAGAACGTGACTCTTCAGAGCCGTATGGCACTTCGAGCAAAGTACAACGTTGCAGCACATGAGTCCGAACACACGATGTTTAAGCGTATCGCGATGCTCGAAGCACGGAGGGCAGCATGAAAGTCCTATCAATTCGCCAGGAGAAACTTCTGGCTCTCGCAATCGAAGAAGCGGCGGGCTGGGAAGAAACGATGATCGGTAACCCGGACCCCGAACCGCTTGAAGAGTTCCGTGCAACCGTCGCGCAGATGAAAAAAGCGCTGAGGATCGTAAGCGAGCAACAGAAAGCGCTGCGCGACGTTCGCCGTAAGATGCGCGCGCAAGGGGACGAATCCGTTACGTTGTATTGCGGCGCGCTTGAAGGTTATGGATGCGTAGACCTTGCACGGTGGGTGTTTTGAAATGGACGAAACGTCAATCGGTCTGATCGTGGGGTGCGCAGCAGTTGGCATGCTGTGCATCTTCGCCATGATCCGAGAAGTACTACTGAAGAAAGAGCGCGACGAGTGGACGCGTCGCTTTGAACGTCGTAACAGGAAGGAATTTGAGGATAGGGGGATTTGATGAAGAAAACAGATTGGTTTCCGGCGGATGTGGGGCCGGTTCACAAAGGGTGGTACGAACGCGACTGGAACGGTATCTGCACAGGTAATGAAGTATTCGACTATTGGGACGGGGTAGACTGGTTTTACGGCGACGGCTCTTTACCTTTGCGTGCGGTTGAATATTCCGCGCCAAATAACAAAAAATGGCGCGGTCTTGCGGAGAAGCCTGAATGACAATTGCCAAATTCAAATCGTGGATGAAAGAATCAACAATCGAGGAGAAGCGCGAACTGGCGGCGCACGCGGAAACGTCGCTCAGTCTTCTCTACCAGCTGTCATACGATCCGCCGAACAACCGGAAAGCGAGCAGCGAACTGGCAGGCAGGATCGAGAAAGCGGCAGCGCTGATCGGCAAGCGCAAACGCCATAAACCGCTTCCCGAACTGCGTCGCGGGGATCTGGCTGAAGCGTGCGCGAAGTGTCAACATTATAAGGATTGCGTATGAGAGATCTTGTGTATAAATTACTGACCGCAGCTATTCGGTTTGACAAGATGGGCGACCGCGCAACGGCAAAACTGCTTACGGAAGCAGTAGAGGAGATTGAAAATGCAAGACACATTCGGGATTCGGTTGATAAAGGCGCAGAACAGAAAAGAGATGCGCAGCAACCGGCTCGCGATGGAACTTGACTGCAACACGTCTACCGTGGCATGGATGCGCATGGACAAGCACACCCCGAGCATGAGCATGCTTCTGCGTATCTGCAAGACGCTGGACGTATCCGCAGACTTCCTGCTAGGGCTTTCTGATACCCCGGAAATCAAATGAAACGACTGATGTGGTGTCTCGCGGCGTGTTTCAATTCCGCAAACGCGATGTACTCTTTCACTATTCACGACGGTACGACGTTTCTGATAGCCGGATTCGGCGCGATCATGTGCGCTCTGGTGGCCTCGCTATGAAACCGCTACTCCTGCTTCTTGCCCTGCCAGTCGCTGCCCACGCTTCGTGGTTTGAGTACGAAGCAGGAGCCGGCCTCACGTCTTACGAGACAGTCGAAGGTCGCTGGTATCAGCAGCGCATGCAACACGATCTAACGACTATCACGCCGGAGTACTCGGTTGGCATCACCGGCGCTCTCGTCTCGCGCGGCGCCTGGGGCGTGGACTGGCACGCGGACTATGTGAACCTGGGGCGCGCGGCGTCATCCTGCCAGTGCGATACAAGCGACAGCGACTACGCGGCGCACAGCACGCGTCATACTGCGCTGTTCACCGGATCAGGCCGCGCGCTGGGCGTCGCGCTGACTGTCGAGCCCTACAGGTGGTACAGAGGTTTGCGGTACGGGTTCGAAGCCGGCGCGTACGTCTACCGGTCAAGCTGGTCCGAACAGGTACAGGGCTGGACGGTGAGCGACGCGCCGCCTCAGAACCTGTCACTGTCGGCCACTGGCTGGCACGTGGCGCCTGTCGTTGGCGTGTCTGTGGGGGACGGCAAATGGTCTGTGAATTACCGGCATTACTTCATGCGGTTTAACAGCGCACGCCAGAACGTTCCGCCGCTGTGGAACGATGCGGACGTGATCGAGATAAAAAGGAGATTTTGATATGGGCGAGAATAAAGAGCGAGAAGCTTTCTTTGAGTGGGAAGGTCAGAACGATGTGACGCCTTTGCAAGCGTGGTTAGCCCGCGCCGCACTCGCCACTATCAAAGCGACTGACGCCATTGCGCCGACAGAAGAGAAACGCAAAGCGTTCGAAACTTACTGGTCCAATGCGGTCGGCCTGTATGAGCGAAAGGCACTTGCCGAAAACGCGTTCTATGCCGGAACTCGATTCGCCCCGTCGCCAGCCGTCGATGCGCTGACTACCGGAGCGGTGGGGGAAGTGAAGCAGAAACAGTCGCACGTTTGGCTCGAAATCTACGGGCGGAATTTGTCCGATCTCGTGGGCGCGAAGCTCTATTTCGCCCACCCCGCCAGCGAGCCGAAAGCGCTGACGGATCGATATGTTCAGCGCTATAACGAATACAGCGGCGAAGGCGGCGGGGTTTGTGAAAACGACGAAGGCGAATACGTCAAATATTCCGACTACATCGCCCTTCTCGCTGATCGCGGATCGGAGGGCGGCGACGTGTTGCAAAGTGCGGCGGATCTTCTGTCTGACCTTGGCTATTCGAAGCAGGCGGACGTTGTGCGCAACGTGATCGCTGACCGCGCTAACGCCCCATCAAGCGAGGAGTAATCGTGAGTGAACGTGAACAGTTTGAGGCGTGGGCCATCGAGGGAAAGTTTGCATGCCGCAACGAGCGCGGCTTCTGGATGTATCCCGCCTTCAGCCAAGGGCAGATGTATCTAGCGTGGAAAGCATCCCGCCGCGCTACGCTGGAGGAAAGTGCCAAGGTCTGCGACCGGATGGTTTCGGTCAGTGCGGTTAGCTATGAGACGGGATCGGCGTGCGCTCAGGAAATCCGCGCTCTCGCAGCAAGCGACAGCGGTAAAGAAACCTGATACACTAGCCCCGTCTCCTTTGTTGTTTTCAGAGCCCGCGCAATGCGGGCTTTTTCTATTGCAGGGTTGGCGGGTCGGGTGTATGCTCCCTAGACCCCGTAAGACAACCTAGGAGAACCCATGCTGATCCCTATCGCCGATGTTCTGGCGCTTATTCCCGTCTCCCGCGCCACGCTTTACCTTCGCATGCAGGAGCCCGATTTCCCGAAAGCGGTCAAGATTGGCGGGCGGGTGTTCTGGAAAGACTCTGAGATCTACGCCTATATCGATTCGAAGCAAGAAAAATCGGAGGCGTGATGGACGTTTCCGTTCACTTCTCCTCCGCCAGTGATGACTGGCCGACCCCGCAGGACTTCTTTGACGAACTGAACCAGGAGTTTGATTTCACGCTTGACCCGTGTTCCGACGAGAAAAACCACAAGTGCGAAACGTTTTTCACAGCAGCGGATGACGGCCTAAAAAAAGAATGGGGTTTCCATCGCGTCTTCATGAACCCGCCGTACGGGCGAACCATCGGCCACTGGATGCGCAAGGCGTACGAAAGCGCCATGGATACGGCTGAACTTGTTGTCTGTCTCGTGCCCGCTCGCACGGATACCGCTTGGTGGCATGACTACGCAATGAAGGGCGAAATCCGTTTTATTCGAGGTCGGCTCAAGTTCGGCGGCCACAAGAATAGTGCGCCGTTCCCGAACGCCGTCGTCATTTTCCGAAACCCTAACGGGGATTTAATCTGATGCCCCAATACTTCAAAGACCTGGGCGAAAACCTCGTTCGTCACGGGTATCGTATTGTCCCGCTGCCGCCGGGCTCCAAGGGCCCGCGCATGAAGGGATGGCCGCAGGCCAATCTGAGCGTCGAGGACGTGCGCAGGATGGCCGCCAATGGCTCGGCGCAGGCGGGTGTTGGTGTGATCGCAGCGAGTACGCCAGCGATTGACGTAGACA